ATTGCATACCATCTGTAATTGGGTTACCATATGCACTATCACCACACTGTCCTTCACCAGCGCCGCCGCCTCCGCCTCCGCCACCAATACCAGCAATAATATTGGTTCCTGTAGCGTTATATACTAAACCAGCGCCACCGCCTCCACCACCATCTTGGATATATCCATTACCACCACTACCACCAGGACCAGCGCCATTTCCGCCACCGCCGCCAGTGCCAGGATATCCAGATGAACCTGCACCACCTGGATAGAGATAGAATGTTCCAGTTATATCACCATTACTGTCTGCATTGATAGACAATCTACAATATTTTCCATTTCCTCTTCCACCAGTGGTACATCCACCAGAGTTTGTAGAATATTGACCAATACCAGTTGTATATGATCCACCAAAGTTTTGACATTGAGCACCTGCTGCTCCATACATGTCAATGTAACCACCTTGGAGACCCCAAATAGTAGGATCTTGACTAGAAGCAAAAAATGCGCTGTTAGCTGGATATGTAACATCAACAGCAATTCTTTCTACAGCAGAGGTAACTGATAAGAATTCTCCAAAAGATCCAGATCCACCTTCTGCAGATCCTTGAGGAATCCCTCTCCAGTTTACATCTGCTTCATCATATTCACCATTCCAGAATTTTCCTTTATCATTATCCTGAGAACCTGCAAAACCTGATCCTTCTAGAGTAGTTGCTTGTAGATCGATACTAACATCACCAGCATATGTTCCTGTGACTGTACTAGCTCCACCAGGACCACCAGCACCTGCAGCATCAACATATGGAACAGAACCAGTATTCTCAGCAACTGCTCCACCACCGCTACCACCACCTGCGGTTAGTGTCAAACCAGATCCATCACCGACTAAGACAGTTGATGCAGATCCATCAGAACCTGGCGTAGTCCATACTCCACCTGAACCACCTCCACCAATCATTTCAATTTCTAAAACATCAATATCAGTTGTAAGTGGAACTGCATATGTACCAGCTACATCATACTCATATTCAGTCTCTTCATAAAATGGTGTTCCTCCAGTAGAAACAGTTCTACCACCAATCTCAGAGGAATTGGTAAACACCTTACTAAGAGGTTGTGGTGTGTATGTAACCTCTTCAAATGTTCCTCCACCACCAGAAGCAAAATAGTTTCCTGCAGGATTCAGAGATCCAGGTCCTTGATCACCACCAGCATAGTTAAAAACATCATATGTAGCTACATTTGAACCAGTAATTCTTTGTTTGGATATTACATGACTGTGAGTTAATTTAATACCTCCTGCAGGACTAAATCCCTGAACTCTACCATTTCTAGTTCTATATCCAGTTAGATATGGGTCTCCTCCAAATCCAGTGTCAAATCCCTGAACCTGAGGTACTTCTGAGTGAAGTAGAAAATGATCATGCACAGGAGGACCAGGAAGATCATCATCTGCAAGTGTAACATCAAGTTGTTGATATCCAACAACCTGTCCTCCAACGTCTGCTACTACATCTGTATATCCTGTTGTTCTGATATTTCCTAAGTTAAAATATCCCTCTTGAGTGTCTTTACTCAAATACCATTTACCACCCTGAACTCCAACACTTATCTCGACATTACCAATAGCAGGCGATCCAGATCCATAAACAGGACCAAAACCAACAACTTTTTTAGCAATTAAATTAGGAACCTTAAAAGTTCCCATATCTTCTGGCCAAAAATCAAAGACATTAGTTTGTGTTACTGGTACTCCACCAATAGTCCCTGCTGTTCCTCCATATTTGTTACCAATACTTTGATATAGTAGAGGATAATCTTTGATATTGTATTCTGAACCATCACAGTACAAATATCCATAGTATTGAAACTCTGGGTTATTATATGGTTGTGGATCTCCAGAATCAACATCATATGCTGCTGTTCCATTTACAGGAGTAGAGCTAGGTCTGAATTCAGTATCGAAAGAATTACTATTATCTTTTGTCTTAAAGACATTAATAATCGTTCCAATAGAAAGACTGTCTGGACCTTTCTCTTGATAAAAAGACTTTCTATTGTTTCTGTATACAGGATTTGGAGCAACCATTTTAAGTCTTAATTAGATATTCAACAATAATGAACGGAGCAGTAGCAACATCAATTGATGCTGCAGATGATGGATTCAGTGCTAATGTAGTATTTAGATTGTCTGGGTCAATCAGAGTAGCATCAGTGACAATAGAATATTGATGATCGTATCTCTCAACTTCAATTTTATGACTATGAATAGTAGGATCTCCTTCTACTTCATTTTCGCTAATTTGACTATAAACGTTACGTGCCTGTGGATATGAACGAGAAGCTAAAACTTGTCCATTGATTGGTAGGACATCATCTAGAGGTAAACCTTTCCAGTCATTTGGCAAGTTACTAGCAGGATAATTATAAGTTGGTGGTACACCACCATCCTCATCTCTAGGACTTCTATTCTTTTCGTTATTTCCTCCACCAGGACATCCACTAAAACTTGAACCTAAACTAAAGAATGTTTGACCCTCATTAATTCTAGTTCCTTCAATACCAAACCAATCTTTCTCTAGTTCATAATCAACAGAATCTTTCAAGAGACAATAACATCTAAGATTAGTAATAGAGCAACCACTCTCACATTGGTTATATCTAGAAATATATTCAGCAAATGTCAAGAATGTATTAGTGTCCTGAACTTCTTCTCCAGCTAGAGTACCAGATGCAATTGCCCAACATGCTGGTTGTCCACTTCCAGGACTATTGTTTGCTGGAGATGTAGATTTAGTAGCATCTAACCATGCATCAATATCAATAGTAGATGCTGTCTTAAAGAAGTTAATACCAATAGGAACATCGTTACCAGTATCAGTCAAAGATGGATCATCTTCAAATCCACCATCAAATCCTACCTGAACAATACCACACATATCAAATGCGTTTGGAGCACCAGTAGTATTATTAGGGAGTTCTGATTGTTGCTGTTCACCAATATTAATTACATTACCATCCGCATCTAAAGTAGGATCATAAGCACCAGGATTGCTTTCTAATCCACCGCCTGCAGATACAACTGTTTGTACGAACTTGAAATTAAATGTGCCGTTTCTATATGCTTGAGGAATTGGGAGTGATTGTGTTCTCCAACTATCATATTGTGCATCATATTGACTGGTTGAAAGTCCACTTTCTTTTCTAGCAGGTAGAATTGGTGATGAACTCTTAGTACCATCTGGCCAGATAATATAAATTCCTTCACCTGCGTTGTTAACACGCTCACCACCATTAGAGTCATTACCCATGATTGCAGTAACGCTCAATAGAGAATATCCTGGATTTGTTAAAGTAATAGTATATTCCCTTTGAACTTGCATACTGCTGAAAGGACTAGTTCCTGATGTACCAAAAGCAACATATCCTGAACCAAAACCTGGAGAAATAAATCCGTTTAGCTCACCACTACCAGGACCATAACTTACAAATGCAGTACCACTATATTGTGGATTCAATGATGCATCAGTGACATCAATTGTAATTGGTGGTAATGTAAGAACTCCACCTGTTGCACCAGATTTTGATTTAACACGAACTCTACTTGTACTAGAGAAGTGCATGTGTGGATAAATCTGTGCTGCGTCTACACTCTCTGTATCAGTTCTACTATTATTTCCCCAAGACCAAGATGGTTTTCCCTTACATGCAAACGTTTGAGCTGGCAAGATAAACTTACCACTGTAAGTAATTTGAACGACAGGTTCAACTGCAGTTGCTTCAATGCCAATTCCAGATCTGGTAATAGCTGTACCATTCTGAGTTGTTGTTAAGATATTATTGAAAACACCAGCATCACCACCAGATACAGGTCTAGGAATTTTAGATCCCAAGTCAGGAACTACAAATTCTTCATCACTAATAGATCCAATAATCTCATCATTAATGTCATATTTCAAGAATTTGCAATTAGTTCCCGTCCCACAAATTTCTGCTAATAGAGGATAATCTCTGGCATTATATTTTGAACCATCACATCTAAGATAACCAGCAGGTAGTTTATCTACCACATCAAAGTTATTTGGATTTGAACCAGAAGATAATTCAACGGGATATGCTACAACTGTTCCCGTCAAAGTTCCATACTTCGATCTCTCTTTTGTGTAATGTGTTGCCATTAGTACGCTCTAATTATATACACAATATTTTGTGATGGGTTGGCGACCTGCGCTGATATATTTAGTGCGCCATTGATAGTCTGAGCAAGGACATCACCTTTACTTACATTGTTTACAGGTACAGTTGTTGGTCCTTTTAATCCACCACCCATCTCAATTTCAAATGTTCCGTGATCGTGTCCCCTAAAAGTTTGACCAGTAGGATCTTGACCTGATGGTGGTCTATTCAGATTCGTAGGATATGTACCATCTCTAAAAGTTACTGTCTTTGTACTAGTACCAGCACCAGCAACATTCTTACTTAGCTCACAGACATATTCATAATTTCCAACAGATCCCTCACGAGAAATTGATATTACCTGAGTTCCTCTTTCAAGATATGCTCCAGAACCATAATCTTCATTATCAACTTTTACTAGCATAAATGGTCGAATATAATCAAAATTTGATCCAATAAATGTTCCTGCAGGAATTGTAAAACTAGTTGCTCCTGATTGTAATAACACATCAAAAGACTGTGCTGGTCTGTATTCTGGATCATCTGGGATACCTGTAGGACCTACAAATCCAGTACCATAACCAAAGAAGTTTCTACTACCAAAGAACTCCATTGGTCTTGGGAAAAATCCTTCCCATGCAACTTGTGCGTGAGTAGTAATTGGTTTTGCTGTAAATGTATCAGTATACGCACTTAATCCGTCGTAAATAACATCTGGAGCAGTCTCAGGTGGAATCTGTGAGTAATCATAGTCTGGTGTGCTGATGAACTCATTGAATTCAAAACTTTCAATCAAAGTAGTATCATCATAATAAGTTATAAATCCAGCACCATTACACCATCTAGGAGCATCTGGGTCAGAAAGAGATGCCTGTAACCATGAAACATCAGGACATCCAGAAGCTCCTGCTTGACTACCACCGACCTGAAAAGCTACAGGATAGAACAATTCAGGACCAGATGAACCACCAACTGCAGTTGTATATTCACCAGGATGTCTGTGTCCTGGCATATGATTAATGCCTAATTTTCTACCAATCGTATATACAGTTGCTGTAAATGATGGATTTGATATCGTAATGTTAGTTTCATTAGCTCCACCTCTCAATTTTCCAGAAAATTCAATATCACTAGGAATAGAAAAAGAAATATTAGTATCAGCACTAATATTAGTTGTAATAGATTTTGTTAATCCATCATCAACAACTAAATCATCTCCTGCTTCATCAACTAATTTTAGATAAGCATCTGCTTGTCCTGCTTGATATTCAGGATCAAATAACATTGCTGGTTCTAAGTCCATCATAACTCTACCAGTAATATCTGGAACCTTCACTGTACCGCCATATTCAGGAAAATCTCCTGTAATATCTGTTCCACCATAACTATTACCTAAAACAGATGATAGTAGTGGGTATCTGTCAGCTTGATAGACTCTACCATCACATAATATCCAACCTTTGGGAATGTTGGATGGTAGAGATCCATCATTCCCGTTCCCCGCCCATGGCATGATGGTGCCAATTTTGGCGGTCTTCATTGTTTTAATTTGACCGTAATTTTGTGCCATAGGATTATAGTTCGACTAACCACCAACCACGAAGATTGGAAGGAATTTCTGTTGCGTTTGGATCATTTGGTGCATCTGTGTTGCCAACATATACAAGACCGAACGAAGCGTTACGTGTCTGAACAATCATTTCACCACCAGCATATGGATTAGTCAATAATGTAGATCCAGAACCAGCGACTGCTCTGGTTCCTTGCAAGTCACCTTGAATTGCTACCGCATTTCCATCAACTGGAAGTGCTCTGATAATTAAGCTAGTGTTGTAACTTAAGTTACCAGTTAGTTCTACAAATCTAATTATGTCACCAGTTACTGCATAATCTGGGAGATAAACAACCATGTTACCACCAGAAGATAGGTTAAGTAGATAGTTGTTGTTTGGTTGTAGTGGATTACCTGTTGTCTGACCTAAACCAGTTGCAGAAGCGGCAACATATGTCCATCTTCTACCACCATTTTTGTTAAGGTACTGTGTAATACCAAATGCATCAACAGATCCATCTTGGTACATGATGTAGTCCTTAGGACCAACAAGACCACCAGCACCAGCAGAACCTAGGTTATCAATATGAAGAATTGGAGTAGAAGGTGATTCAACCTCAGTTACTTGACCCTTAATATAAAGGTCAGCGCCCATTTCAACACTACCATCTAGTCTGCTAACCTTGAAGTTACGTTCGTTAGAACATGTTCCGTTCTCTTGACACTGTTGGTTGTAAACCAAGAGGTCGCCAAAGATGTTAGCTTCACCGTTGAGGAACATTCCTCGCTTACCTGTGAGTGGGTCAATGATAGAACCATCACCAGAGTGACCATCATCGTTAGCAACGTTGAAGACGAGGGTTTGACCGTCTCCACCAAAGATTCTGAGGTTACCACTAGTGATCTCCACATTACCATGAGAGGTAAGATTACCACCACCAAAGAATGTGCTAATCGATTGATCACTATTTCTAACAGACTTAGATAGTCTGACACCAAATACACTATCATTGCTGCCATCGATGCTATCAGGCCAGAAGATCTCAGTTCCAATTCTGACATAATATGGATAGTCAAGTTTCTCAGAAATTAGGTCACCATTGACCAATTTCATGCGAATCTTATCTGGATCAATATTTGGAGATTCTACGATTACTCTTCCTGTCGCAGGAATAATTTCACCTAGAGTTGTGGTCTGCAGATCCTTTTGGAGTTTGACTAGAATGTCACCACCACTCCAACCTTGTGCAGTAGAATCTTCTACCGCTCTACCACCTGCAGGATACTCAGCATAAACTCCACATGGAAGGAACTTATTACCACTTCCATCAACGTATGGATCATCAGTAACTCTGATCATCTCATACTTGGTTAGTGCGCCATCATAGATGAGACACAAGTCACCTTTCTGGAATGGATCGATGTTATTAACAGGGATATTAGGAGTAGAAGCAAAGACTTGACCAGTGCTCTGGTTAGCTGCAATTGTGGTCGATGGACCATTTTGCTGTGCTGTCTCTGGATCCCATCTATAAACATGGACCACATCAGTCATGCTATGTGCAGCAGGTGTAGTTCCAAGATATCCACCTCTAGCAAATATCGTTGCATACTGACTACCAAACTCTGCATCACCAGTACAGATATCAATTTCAGCAGTCTTATAGAGAGAATTTCTAAACGTTAGTTTAGTATTTGTATCTCCTGCTGATCCATCAGAACATGTACCATTGAAGTTGATGTTACCATACATGAATGTAGTTGTATCATCGTTTCCAGGATCACCAAGGATAACACTACCATTAGTAGAATCAACCTCGAAGATTGTCTTTTCGGTTAGAGTATCACAACCATTCTTAACGCTGAACTTCTTAGCTACTTGATCAAGTAGAGAAGCAACCTTAACAACTTCACCCTGATTGTCAATGCCATCATTGTTGGTGTCCTCACGACTGATGATAACATAATCGATGTTAGGTCTTAATTGTCCTCCAAATTCAGAAAGATATACATTGTCTTGTGTTCCAGAACCATCAATTGCTTGAGTGATCCATGTAGCATCAAATGCAATGTTGACCTTCCAGATGTTTGTAGTATCTGGGTGATTCTCCTTGATAGCAGTAAATGTACCAAGTGGTTGACGCCTTACCTTGAGGTAGTAAGGTGCTTGTTCTGCACCAGCAAGACCATCTTCAGTGATCTGTACAATTTCAGGATGAGTAGATCCAGTAACAGCAGTATCGATGATTAGACGATCAAGTGCCTCGAAGTATGGTGTAGGTTTGTACTTAACTGGTAGATAGAATTCGTCACCAGTTAGAGCAGGAAGATCCGCTCCTTCAGGTCCACCACCAACAACTACAGACTGATAAGTAGCATCACCCCAAGGATCAGAACCTTGAGTATCAATTCTGTTAAATCCTGCAACTAGTTCTGCTTGAGATGGAATGTTTTGATCAACAACATCAATAACTAGAACGTTAATGATGTCAATGTTCTGATTATACTGATTTGCTCCAAGAATTCCACTAGCATGACTAATGATTGTGGATCCTAGTTGTCCTCTATCTCCAGTGAAGGAGAAGGATGCAAATCCACCACAGAGAGTAATACTAGAGTTGAATCTAGCACTAGCATCTACGAGTAGATTGTTTCTAATCTTAGTCGTACCACCCTGACCACCAACATTGATTTCAGATGCGTTAGTAGCAAAGTCTAGTGTTTGAGTATTTCCAGTAAAGAACTTAACAATACCTGCTTCAGTTCCGAGAGTAACAATGTTCTCTGGGTTGGTTCTATCACCACCAAGAACTTTGTTAGCACCGAAGGTTACATCGCCAGCGAAGTTAACTCTTCTGTTACCAAATGTGGTGAAAGAGTTAGAGGAGTTGTTACCGTATGCACCACCAATCTTGATCTTGGAAATGTTAGTTGCAGTGTCTGCAATATCACCCAAGAGGATGTTAGAGTGATCAGTG